TCCAGGTTTTCCACGATGAACAACGACTACTATCTAGCCAGAGTGCTGCTTATTGCAGTAGCAACCGAAGAATACTTTGATCGCGTATGGGGATGCGCATCCATCACCGATCGCAAGTTGGTTCAGAAAGTTCGTCGGGCTATTAACAGCAGACCATAACGGAGATCCCCATGAGACTGGCCGCTGAAGCCAAGATGGGGTTTTACCCCGTCAACCATGCCACCATTGATCTGATCTGCAAGTCATTGGTGTTTGATCAACCATCCAATGTGACTCTATTCGACCCATGCTGCGGGCAAGGCCTGGCACTTGAACACTTTGGAAAGACCATTGGGGCACCCAAGGAGAATCTGTACGGCGTAGAGTTGGACAGCAAGCGGGCTGAGGAGGCATCCAGCCGGCTCGGGCATGTCTTGCATAGCTCCTTCTTCGCTACCAGAATCGTGCCGGTGCAATGTTACAGCATCGCCTGGGTGAACCCGCCTTACGATAACGAGCTCAAACAAACCGATGGAGGAGGTAAACAGCTTGAAGCCACATTCATTGAGCAGGCAGCGCGGTATGTGAAGGCGTTCGGTGTGGTGATACTTCACTGCCCGAGCGATCGCATTACCGACGAGGTTCGATCGATGATGAATATGAACTGCGACCAGGTGGTTCATGTACAACTGCCGGCAGAACTCCGACCGTTCAGGGAAGGGTTACTGATCGGTAGGAAGCGCCCCAAATGGAATCGAGACGCGGCGTTCATTTATAAGTGTCGCACTGTTGACACCATACCCGAATATGTGGTATGTAAAGGAGACAAACCCAAGGCGTATGATCGGGTGGCACCGACCGACGCTGAAATTGACAGCCAATTGGAGAAAGCACACTTCTGGAAGCCGTTCAAGGCTTCAAACATCAAGCCCAAATTGAAACCTATTCTTCCGCTCGGGCCGGGACATCTCGGCCTGACACTCGCTTCAGGATACCTGGACGGGTACTTTGAGCCACCAGGGTACGAACCCCACGTGGTAAGAGGCATTGCCTTCAAAGAAGAACAGGTTGCCAAGATTGAACAAACCGAGAGTGATGACGGCAAAGTCACCACTACCCAAACCATCAGGGAAAACATCAAGCTCAAGATACGTGCGGTGACAGCCGATGGTGTCATCCACGAAATCAAATAGGAGATGTAAGCATGGCGAAGAAGGCGAAGAAGAAGCCTAATAAAGCGATGTACCTAATGTCCCCCAACACATGCCCCTATTGCAACAGCAACCAACTTGAGGCTGGGGAGATCAACTACGACGACATACTAAACCATATTACGGAATGCCTGGATTGCGGTGAACCATGGCAGGATTTCCTAACAGTCACCGACGTGGATTTCTCTGTCAAAAAGGAGGACATGTGAGCAAGGCACGCACTGAGAAGTTCAAAGACACGCCGCTTTCAATATGGTGCCCGCACTGCGGCGAAACCCTGCAGGCTACCAGTGTCACGGAATCTTATTACACCTACGACCCTAGCGCTGGGTGGGAACTGACCGACCAGGACGTAACACAGGTCAGGTACTACTGCAAGGATGATTGCATCATTGATCCAGAAACCCGCAACATCCCGTTACTTCCCGAAGAGGTGACACCATGAACTACAGTACCATCGTCGTGGACAAGGAAGATTCCCGCATCGTCGTGCGGGTCTACTTTGCCTGCACTATTGAAAACGAGATCAAGGCTATCCTCCTGGTGGGACCGGAGCAATCATGCAAAGGGGTGTTCGCCAACATGAACACCGGCTCCGCATTGATCACGGTCAACGGGAACTATGCCAAACGATGCGATTTCCGCTACACCAGGCGACATCATCCGCTGCCATGCAAGTGGTGCGCAATGATGGTCATGTCGAAAGACCCACGATGCCTGTGGAATGACGACGCGGCCGGGCTGGTGGCCGGCATGAAACGCATCACCGAGACGCCGTTCCTGGAGGAGTGGGAACGCTTCATGCGTTCCAAACTGATTGCGAATGGCAACCTTATCAAATTCAAAGGGAAGTCGCCCAAGGGTAGCTTTCTGAACATCAGCACCGAAGAGTTGGATGCCATTGTGGTTGATGGTATTCAGCGGAAAACTATCAACCTCCAGGGGAAATAGACATGCGTTACGAGCTACGTTTAAGTTACCCAACAGTTTGTTCAAATAGTTGGGAAGTGTCGGCAATTGACGATGGCGATACTGGCAAGATATTCATAACCCTCTTCCCTGGCTCTGACGGGGAACAACGTGCCCGCGAGTATGCAGCATGGAAGAACGGCGAGATCACATCGCCAACTCATCAACCACCGTTTACGATGGATTAGCCATCAACACTGGACTAGTACACGAAAGGACTGCCATGAAACCAATCGATGATTACCGTGATGAAGCCATAGATGCCTTGGTAAAAGCACAGTATGCTTTGCTCTTCGCATTTGAGATGAGAGAGAAGGCAGGGGAACATGCCAAGCTGATGGCGTAACAGATCAACAAATAATTATGGCAATAGACAACGGTACCGAACTGTACAAGGGATAACCATGGAAGATCCAGTATTAGGCAGCGTCAACGACGGCAAAGCCGTTGTCATAATAATCGACCACCCCAACCCACTCACTCTTGTCAGCGTCCTGGGCGATGGCGAGAAAGGGACAGAGGCTTTAACCTTCTCATCGGCAAACGACGACGACGAATCTCACATGATGCATCTCATCCAACTGGTGAGATATGTCGCTCTCGTAAAGGGAGTTCCTGCTGACGAGGTGATGGATGAACTAAGCAAGGAAGTCAACACCAACAAACTCAGATTAAAGAAAGGACCAAAATGAACCCGAAGAAATTCCGCCGAGCTAAGGCCAAACGCCGACGTGCCTACGAAAGTATCCTCCAGAAGAGCGCCAAGGAGAACGCTAAGAAGGCCGAATATGCTAAAGTGCTTATGAACATGGCGAACGAAAATGCCTCCTCTTCCCATGAAGCCAAGGAGCGGCTTCAATCAATCGTCGATGACATCCTCAACTCCAGGCTGGCCATCAACATCATGGCCAACCCCGAGGAGATGACAAAGACTTTCCTGGCCGATTACAACCATCCGCAGCAGCATTACAGCGCACCTCGGCGTGCTATGTACGACATGGCTGTTGCTTTCAGGAGTGAAGTGAAGCCACTTCCCGCCAATCCATCCATCCAAGAAGTGGAAGCATTCTCAGTGAGAGTCTTCAAGACACTCAATGAATTGTCCAGGTACCGGCCTAATGTGGATCTGGAGATCAGTTCCATAGTCCGCATCATGGCTGACCGCCTGGCCCACCTCATCCTGTTACGACTAACCGACAACGCTTTATCCAAGGTGAAGCATGAGTAGAACCAACCGCAACCGCCGAAAGAAACGTAATAGCAGGAGGATCCTGGCATTAAAAGGGTTTGACTATTGGCATCCGCTAGTGATCGACCCCAATCAGACAACATGGTGTGATACCCTGGCAGCAAAGGATGTTCTCATGGGGGCATTCACCAGTAAGCCATACTGCGAGGAGCGCGACCTGTCGTACGAGGGGCGATACGAAGGGGATAAGCTCGGCAAAGAATGCGACCACCATGACAATGACCGCAACCCCGAAACCAACCCGCATTACCTCTGTGAAGGCACTTACGAGATGCTGACGGACGGTAGCTGCAATAAACACTATGGCCCAAGGAAGTGCCCCGCCTGCAATGATCAGCATCACAATTGCATGCGGGTTAAATGCAACAAGTGCGGACATATCACACACCGATTCTATCGGTACGATGTGATGCATTTCAAACTAGACATCCCCAACCCACGGAGAACCGTTCTATGGATGCCACTGGAGTCAAAATGAAACCGATCTCAGACATCACCACGATTGAAGCCTATGTCATGCAGTTCTCTCAAGGCCTGGCCGATAAGGTGGCCCAACAGTCAGAACCATTGCATGATCCGTTAACCCAACCCAATCATCCCCTCCTGGCGAAGATGGTTACTCCCCTGCTGGAGAAGCAGAAGCATGCTGTTACTGGCGGGGTGAAGGCCATGGACGACAGCGGCCTGCTGGTTTTGGGGTGTAATATGGGAACCGGAAAGACACCGCAAGCCATCGCCGCCGCCCACTGCCATGCGAACGGCGAACCGTACCGTGCCCTGGTTATCTGCCCGCCTCACCTAGTCACCAAATGGAAGGAGGAAGTACATAAGTTCCTTGGTGGGGCAGTGCAATCCACCATCATCGAAGACTGGCGACAGTTCCTCGAGCTACGGTATTTACCCCCCTCTTCTACCGCAGTCTGGTACATCATGGCCATGACTACCGCCAAGCTGGGGTACACCAAACGATGCGCCACGAACCGCAAGATCAAGGAGTTCTATTCGGAGGAGTTGAGTACCAATATCAAGGTGAACGCCCATTGCTGCACTCGCTGCGGATACATGGCGTACAACAAGAAAGGATTGCCGGCCACCGAAGAACAGATAGAAGATGGCTGGCTCAAGTGTACGGGCAAATGGTGCAAGGATTGCGGAGAGTCTTTCCACCACGACCTGGAGAACTGCCCCACGGTATTGGTTCGAGGAGGAGACAAGACGGTATGCAATCGGGAGCTTGTCACCTGCGATGAACCATTATGGCAGCAGAAGAACCACAAGATATCGCCTCACCAGTACATCCGTACCAGGGGATGCCGACTCTTTGACTACTTCATCAGGGATGAAGCCCACGAATCAAAGGGTTCCGACTCCATGGATGGGCACTGTGCCATGAAGTTTGCACAGGAGGCGAAGCATGTCATATTCGCTACCGGCACACTCCTGGCCGGCAAGTCGGAAGACATCAGGCCTGTCTTCTTCCGGCTGATGGCCAAGAAGTTCTTGAACATGGGATTCGGATGGCGTGATGAGATCCCATTCGGTAAGAAGTATGGCCGTATCCAGACGGTCATACGATCCAGCACCGGTGGGACTAAGCGTCGATCAGGGACCGGTTCTTCTCGATCTTCCACCCAGAGTATCAAGCCTGGGATCATGCCCCACCTGTATCCCGACTTCATCGCCAACCACACCATCTTCATGAGCCTGCCCGAGATGGCTACCGAGCTACCGAGCTATCACGAAGAGACTCGCATGGTTGAGATGGATCCCATGATGCGGGCTGAGTACGATCAGATGCAGAACGAATGCCTATCGGCTTTCCGCTCGCTCTATGTCAACAGCCCTGGTACGGCGATGAAGCTGCTGGGGCCAATGCTGGAAGCCTTCATGACCTGGCCCGATGTCCCGTATGGGCGCAAGGATGTGGGGTACAACATTGAAGGCAACTATATCCTGTGCTACAAGATGGCTGACCTCGATCGCTCTGTCATCTATCCGAAAGAGAAGGAACTCATTGAGTACATCAAGCAGGAGAAAGCCCAGCGCCGGAAGTGTTGGGTGTTCGCTGTGCGGGACGACACCAGGGACAGGCTGGAAGAGATCCTGATATCCCATGGGCTCAAGGTTGCTTCGCTCAAAGCCAAGGTCGCCCCTGCCACCAGGATTGACTGGCTTCGGAAGAACTGCCCTGCTGCTGATGTCGGGCTATGCCACCCTGAACTGGTGCAAACCGGACTTGAGTTGTTCGGACCGGGGTTCAACTTCCCCACATTGCTCTGGTATTCGACCGGGTTCAAACTGAATGTGCTGAGGCAAGCATCCAAGCGTGCTTGGCGTATCGGACAGAAGGAGGCATGCAAGACAGTCTACTTCTACTACGGCAACTCGGCTCAGCAAACTGCCGTCGGCGTGATGGCGTCGAAGCTGGTGGCTGCAGAAGCGATCGAAGGCAAGTTCTCCGATGGCGGGCTGGCAGATGAATCGGTTGATGATGATGTCGCCTTGACGGTCGCACGCCGGCTGGCGGACAATATAAAAACTGAAGTCGCTGCCAGATACAAACCTATTGAAGCGTCGGCCTCCAGTTATGACCGGCTCACCATGTTGCGGAATAAGATTGCAGCCTTCCGTAACAGACAAACCTCAGCAACCTAAAGGATGACGATGGCAACCACGCCAGCATTAACTTACCACGAACTAGCGGAACTCGCCCAGCCGCTAGGCATCGTGGTCGATAGCCCCTACGAAAACGACTCCACCACTTTCCACCTGATCGGGAAAGCGATGGTCATTGAACTACTGGTGGGAGCCCACCCCACCAGTTGTAAGGCCGAGTTGAAGAAGTTCCACCGCTATGGCATCAAGCGAGGGTCGCCGTTCATCCATCCTGAAAATGGCGAATGGATATCCCGGTCCTGGAAGTACACGAAGGATGTCATGGACGCTATTCGGGCAGCAGCCTACTGCCCACCACGCCATGACACCGGAGCGTATACCGCCACCGATCAGCGGTTCATCCTGATGCAGATCTACAGCGCACAGCATGGGCAGTGCGCTTATTGCGAAAAGAGCATGCCGTTCAAGGCTGGCAGCCTTGACCACATCATCCCCTATTCCCGAGGAGGTATCGATAACCCTTCCAACTGGTGTTTCTCCTGCGTTCCCTGCAATAGTGCCAAGGGATCAATGACCGCTACCGAATTCCGTTCGCTCAAAACCACTGGAGTATGACACGTGCCAACCGCACAACAACTGGCTGTCGAGTTCTGCAAGGTGCTACGTTCCTGGCTCACCGATGCAGACTTTCATGCAATCATCCAGGCCAATAAGGAATCCGACCCATCACTATGCGCTACCCATGAATACTGCGACCCCAACCAGGCTATGCTTGATGCCATGGCCAAGTTCGGGATGGATCTGGACATCGAAAGCGAGAAGCAGGGCGAGCTGATTGATAAGGCATGGAGCATCGCCAAGAAAGCTGGCTTCCTTCCTGACCGCTGCGGGGAGAAATAATGCGATACGGTTCACTCTGCACCGGGATAGGTGGGCTGGACCTGGGATTGGATCGCACTGGAATGTCATGTGCATTCCAGTGTGAGCCCGACCTCTTCTGCAACATCATCCTCCATCGCCACTGGAAAGGCACACCGCGTTATCAGTACACGCGGGATATCATCGCCGCCATGTATCGTATCGACCTCCTCTGCGGAGGGTTCCCCTGCCAACCTCATTCAGTTGCCGGCAACATGGAAGGAGAAACCGATGACCGGAATCTATGGCCAGAGTTCATCAGGCTTGTTCGATTGTTTCGACCCGATTGGTGTCTATTTGAGAACGTGCCTGGGATTAGAAATACAATCCTTTCGCAAGTGCAAGCCGATCTGGAAAGAGAAGGCTACGGGTGTTGGGTATTCGTGGTGGGTGCTGAAGACATTGGAGCGCCTCACAAGCGAAAGCGATGCTGGATCCTGGCCCACGCCAGCAGCGGCCAACGCCGATCAAGGATCGAACGGGAACTCCAGGAGCGTATCGGAAGCAGGGTTTGGTATCAACTTGCTTGGAAAGGCCGAGCAACAGAACTGGCCATCGCCCGACGCCAACGACTGGAAGCACATCGGAGCAGCCAACCCGGGCCACACTCCCCAGCTGAGACACCATCCCCTGTGGGCAACGCCAAACGTAGTCGACTCCACGCTGCGGGAATATCAGGTCAGCAAGGGGAAAGAAGTTCTCTGCCTACCAGGACAGGTAAAGCAGGCGTGGGCAACGCCAAGGGCAAACGAAAAGAACCAGCAGAACAGTCAAGACAACGGCATGGCGCTAAGCATGGAGGTACAAAAGGATTGGTACACGCCGCGTGCGCAAAACGCGAACGGAGCCTCAGAAAGAAGAGGGGATCTACAGGGGCAACTGTGGTCAACGCCCCAAGCAACCGACGCCAAGGCACCGTCCAGGCCAAGAGCCAAGAAGGATCACAAGAGGGATGCCGCCAAGCAGGGGAACTACCGGAAGGATCTGAAAGACATCGCATGGCCGACGCCGAACAGTTCGGATGCGGACAAGTGGAACGCTCAGACCGAGGAGGAACGCAAAGAGAAGGGACACCAAGTCAGGCTGTGCAACAGGGCTATCGGTGGCCATCCCGACCAGGGGAACAACAACAACCATGGGAAGCCCCGCGAATCATTACGCCTGAATCCAGACTGGGTAAGCCAACTAATGGGGTTCCCCGATGGGTGGCTGAATACCTCCGACAAAGATATCCTCTCTTTAATTCTCGAAAGCAGAAAGCGTGGTGGAAAAGGAACCGCATCAAAATCGAAGCAAGGCGCAGGCGGGAAGAACTCAAAGCACTCGGCAACGCGGTCGTCCCGCAATGCGCCGAACTCTTCGGAAGAATCATCCAAATAGTAGACGCATTGTGTTGACATTGTTGTTTCCATTTCGTACCATCACATCAACCATGTTGCGGTTAAGCTGGTTCGTTGCTGGCAGAGTGGACATCACACCTTTTTCGATGTCGGTCTAAACGCTCTAGCCGCAACGTGGTCACTTTCAAAGGGGCTTGTTATGGCAAAGCGATCGGTGAAGCGTTCTCCCTGGGCTAACCTGGCACGTGCCATCCAGGACATCAGCCCGGCACTGGGGGCGAAGGAAGTGGATCGGCAGGCATGGACTATCTGGTTCAACCAGACCTGCCCGCTGTCTGGCAGCGCTATCGCTGCGGCCAAGGAGCCAGACGCCTGCCTCAACGAACTATACGAACAAACTTCCGGCAAGTTTGTCAAAGAGGATGAGGAAGAAGAGGAAGACACTCCCAAGGAGTAATGCCATGTGTGCGCTGATTGTCAAGAACGGCAAAGGCGTTGATGTTTTGTTCATGGATGGTGGCAAGGTTCCACTGTGGGACTACTACACCGACGCCTACGACTATGCCCACGACCACAAGCTGGATGCTGTGGCCTACGAGTTCAGATCCTTATCCCATGCTCAAAGCATGTTCGGCAACATCTTCACGGAGGGAGATCACAGTGCTAGTTCTTACACGACGCGAAGGGCAGCGGATCATTGTGGGAGACAACATTGTGATTACAGTTGTCTCGCTGCGTAACGATGCCGTACGCATCGGGGTCGATGCTCCGTCCAGCATTAGAATTCTGAGAGACGAACTAATACCTTTTCCCCGAGGGGCTTCCTATGATCAGGGCAATCCTGAACAGCAGATGGCTTCGTAGGTTATTAGGCCGCAACACCCGCGTCAGGTGCATCGCTGCGTGGGGATGCGACAACTATGCCGACTACATTCTTCACTTCCGTGGGCATAGCGATACGCCAAGCCAGACACGCCACATGGCCTGCTGCAAACTGTGCAAAGATGACATGATTCAACATCGATGCTACATGAGTTACCTCCTCATTGAATCTATCCAGGAGAACCCATGAAAGACCTCTCGTTCAAAGATGCAGTCCAGCATGCCTTCGATAACCCAGGGTCTAAACTGATCAGCAAAGAAGGGGCAATCATCACATGGGGGAAGTCTGGCTGGCTTTGCTACCTAGACGGGGACGGGGAAACCCAAACCCTTGTCACTGTAAGGCCCAGCGTTGTCACGACAACCTATGATGTTATGGCGACGGCGGAAGAAAAACTTGCCTTGCTGACCGCTCGGCTGTCCAAATGGCTTGAGTGCGCTGAGAACACCAATGTTTCCTACGCCCGCCAGATTATGAACTCGCCCGAAAGGGCACTTCAGTTATCTCTTGATGGCAGAAAAGCAGGCATCTCTGATTGCATTGGCCAGATTGAACTGATCATGAAAGAATCCGGCATCACCAGGTTCACTCAGGTGCATCAATGAGTGTCACCGTCATGCAAGGGAACTGCTGTGATGTGGCATTCAAGCTGCCTCGCAACTGGTTCCATTGCATCTGCACTTCCCCACCGTACTGGCTCCTCCGTGATTATGGCACGGCTCCCGTTCGCTGGCCCAAGGTTACGTACGCTCCTATGCTCGGGTTGCCTGACATCACCGTGCCCGCCCACTCCTGCGAACTAGGACAGGAACCCACCCTTGAGATGTTCGTTGCCCACCTGGTACACTGCTTCCGACAACTAAAGCCATCGCTTCGTAGTGACGGAACGCTGTGGGTCAACCTAGGCGATGGGTACAGTTCGGGAGGCAGAAGCAGTTACGACGAAACCAGCAAGTCAAAGACTGGCGTTACCCACCGAGCGGCCAAGGGGAAGCGGGAGACGCCGGCATGGTCAAAGCCCAAGGATAGACTTGGAGTGCCCTGGCGATTCGCATTCGCCATGCAAGCTGATGGCTGGTACTGGCGGGATGAAGTGATATGGTCGAAGAAATCGCCCATACCTTCCAGCGTCAAGGATAGAACCACCACCTCGCATGAAATCGTTCTCGTCTTCAGCAAAGAGAAGCACTACTTCTACGACCAGCATGCCATCATGGAGCCTGTGACCGGCAACGCTCATCCCAGGGGCAAGGGAACCACTCCGAAATCAGACTCCAGCAACAAGACAGCGGCCAACAGGGTGAAGAACAACAGCGACTTTGCCAAACATTTGACAGGTCTGACCCTGACTCGAAACCCCCGATCAGTGTGGCATCTTAGCTCGGAGCCCACGAAGGAGAAGCACTACGCCTGCTGGCCCACCAAACTGGTAGCCAAGATGATCAAGGCCGGCTCATCTGTCTATGGGTGCTGCTCTACCTGTGGCGCACCGATCAAGAAGGTACTGCAGCGGGAGAGAGTGGCTACCCGGCCGGGACTCAAGACAAAGGTACCGGCAGGATGGGATACCCGCCCCGGTCCTCATACTTCCATCGACCTGCACACCCACGAAGGCCGAGAAGCTAACAACGCCAAGGCGAGAGAAGCAACCATCCTTGATCCTGACTCGCCGTACCAGGGGCACAACGGCACAATCTGCGGTAATAGAGATCCGCTCAGGCATACCACCGTAGTTCAGGAAGTGGGGCAGGAACCATCCTGCGAATGTGCGGTGGAGATTGTCCCCTGTCGCGTACTGGATCCGTTCGGAGGGATGGCTACCACCGGCATCACCGCTGACCGGCTTCACCGCGATGCAGTCTGCATTGAACTGTCCAGCGAATACGCTGACCTGGCTACGAAGAAGGTTAAGCGGGTTCGCTCCCAAGAGCTAGGGATGTTTGCTCACCTGGAGGATTAACCATGGAACAATGGTTCCACACCGAGCTATTGCACCGCTTCAAAATACGGTATCACTACTCAAAGTACCCTGGCATGAGCGCCCCGTTCATTGAGTACAAGCATGGGTACAATTGTGCCACCGATGGCAAAGCCCTGGTCATCACGAAGAGTTCTTGGCCTGTCGATTCCCCCACCCTGGAAACGCCTGATGTATCCAGCATCATTGACCAGATCATGTATTCGGTGGCCGAGGGCAAGCAGGCCCCATTACTGATTAACGACATTCCACCGCCGACTTACACCCGTTCATGGTGCGCCATGTGCCTGGCACAAGGATGCGACGAGTGCAACGAGCTTGGCTATGAGATGGAACTGGATTTTGAAAAGGCTTGCATCTGGCTACCTTATGAAGGTGAATACTACCTATTCTCCACCGAGCTACTTCATCAGTTACGCGACTGCACTTTGATCACGACTACCAGCAAGAAGCATGCAATCCGATTCTCTGTAACGAAGACACATCATGGTAAAGACATGGGTGTGTTTTCTTTCGATGGCGGGCACGCTGCCATCATGTGCGTTGACCCAGGTGATTCGCGAGAGATTGTATTCCCTGCCAAGCCCATCACAGTCAAGAAAGGATAGTCATGGCTGACTCAGCAGAACCGCCCAAGAAATCAAGACGATACGCGGAGCCATTGGCATCGTCCAATGCAAGGGGTGGCAGCAACCACTCTACCGATCGGCTTGATCGCATCAGAACCGAGATGGTCAAACGGTTCCACGAATTAACCCTTACCATCGTTGGGGAAGAACGCCGCGTCCTCGCCAACATGATCATCGAAGACTTAAAGGTTGCGGCAACCGACTGGAGTCACTGACATGGGCCGTACGCAATGGGAGTACACGAATCTGATTTTTAATGATGCAGATTTGTTCATTGACTATCGCAGGCTACCAGGCATGCTTAATGTAGCTGGTGAAGGTGAATGGGAGTTGGTACAGATAATCCCAGGGAAGCGAAACGATTACCTGGCCATATTCAAAAGGCCGAAGTGGCACATAAATCAAAACTCCTAAATAACACAACAAGGGCCAGTGGCATTGCACCACTGGCCCTTGTCTACGCTCAGACGCCCACTTCAATCTATCTTACTCACCACCCCATTCCCAAACAAGATAAATTGTTCCACTTACGGTGACAGTTGCATTACCGGAAGAATCTGCATCGGCCACGCCAAAGTTCAGGTACACATCGACAGCGGATGACAGGCCGTCAAGCAGGGGATCAAGTGATTCGCCGTTCAAGGTCAGCCGAGCAATAAGGGCATTGATCTTGGCAGCAAGAGAAGCGATCGTGTTCTGCTGAGTAGCCTGGACATACGAACCAGATTGTGCAGCGATAGTATCGCTGGCTGTACCACCTGAGTTATCAGTCAGGGCGACCAGGGCTGTTGCTGCAGACTTACCTTTCGGGCTACCAGCGCTGGTGGCCAGAGTGGTAGAGGTAGAAGGAATAATGTTGGCCTTGGTGAGGCTGAGAGTGTCATTGGTGGCAGCAGCAGCAGAGCCTAACGAATGTTTGAGCGCCGCAGTAGCACCGATGTTTGAAGTCACTGACACCGTAAGGTTAGTTCGAGCCGACAGCATCTTAATTAGACCGGACGGGAAGGTGTAGACCTTCTTGCTACCGATAGAACCATTGGTAGTCCCATCCACCATGGATACCGCGAGGCTGTTCAGGGTGATCTTCGTGATGTGGATGTGCCCCACGCTCTGTTCATTGACAGTGAGTGCAGACCCGGTGCCCAAGGTTCCACCCTTGCCGGTTCCATCTAGTTTGTCAATGATGCGATCGGCAGTTTGAACATTGCCGATAGCATTCCGAATGGTTGCGCGTTCGGCCGGGGTAATTTGTGCGGGGGTATACATGTCAATCTCCTTACTACTCTGGTGATAATACCAAAACTCAGGGGCTTGGCAACTGATTAAGCTTGCGCTGCTTGGCCTGGCGGGCATCTTCCTGGAGTGCCTTGAGCAACATCAACATCTGCTTCAATTGCTCTGGCTGGTTGGCTGGATCGTGGTATTCGTCTTTCGGATAGATCGTATTGGCCACGCCCACCATGCCGGTTCGCTTGAGAGCTTCCTCGAGGACATCCCGGGCCGCTACGTTCTTGGCCATGCTGGTATCGACATCGGTAGTCTTCACGCCGGTCAATAGTTTCAGCAGGATATTCTGATCTCGGCTATTAACCGCTGTGTTAGCAGTCGACAGCATTCTGCCCATTGGCGTGGCACTGACCATTTCCCCCAGCACATTCGCCGTACCGTTAGGCAACAGCCCACCCAGGGAGGTGATCGGGCTCGGAGTTACTTCATCCAGACTGCGGCCTGAATAGATCTGCGTGTTCGTGCCGAGAGCCGTCAATAGTTTGGTGATGGGATCTGCAGCCGACAGCAGGCGACGGCTGGCATCTCGCGGCCTGCCGGCAGCGAGGGACAACACACTACCCAGCAGTTCGTCGTCGAACGGCATGGACAGTCCCGAGATGTAGCGCTGGCTTCCCTCGTCGGCTCCTGGAATGGGGACCGCCGAGCCTGGACTCACATAATTCGGGACGACATCCTCACCGCGTACGCTGGAACCAGCCCGAAGCAGGGAGGTAATTGCACCAGGATCTTCCAGTTGTCCGGCCAGTCTCACCATATTCTGCTTGGAGAACCCGTAGAAGGGAATAAGCTGGCGAAGCAACCTTTCAGTCGGTGTGAGTTTGGTGTAATCCATCTGGCTACGAGTAACGACATCGGCTGCAGCATGAGGTTGATAACCCTGGCGGCGCAGTGCGGTGTACTGCGACCCTCGAACCAGAGTATCAATGTCGTTATGGACACGATTACCAGCCTGGAGGGTGGCAGACTTCTCCGGCTCGGAGAAGATTCGGAATGGGTTCTTGCTGAGGTAAGACTCACCTCGCTCAGCAGCCGCAGCGGGCCCGAACCCTTTCAGGTAATCCTTTGTGGCCTGATAGGTAGACTTGCCCACCTGTGGAACCAGGGGATTGACAGAGCCCGTCTGATTGACAGCCGACTTACCCAGCTGAGCATAAGCCTGGCCTCGCCCGAATGCTCCGGTGTTCAAGCCCTCGTTAACGTACTGCGAGATCTCTGCAATCTTCTTGGGATCTTTGAGCGTGCCGGCACGGAAAGCAGCAATGTCGGCCCAGGCTTGCGGCGAGAACCCACCGCCCAACCCTTGCTGGATGGCTCCTTCCCACAGGTTACGGGTATGGAAGGCCGGCCAAGGAGTGGTAAAGGCTGCACGTGCAGCACTGGTGATCTTCTCAGCAGTGGCACCCAGGCCGTACGATGGCGGTCGGGTAAGCGGGGCGAACTCTTTCTCCAGGTTGTTTACGACCTTGTTGGAGATCACCTGATCTTTGAGCGCCTTGATAATATCGGCTTTGTCTGCTGCCCCATTGGTTGGCAGACCGAGCATCTCAGCCAAAGTCTTCTTGCCACCGGATTCGACCAGAGTGGGTTGCACTGTAGCGGCGGGGAAGCCATGCACATCGGGCAGCACATCTTGCGCTGTCAACCCGAGCTTCGTCATCGCTTCGTCCAGGTTCATAAACCCGGTTGGATCCTCGGCAATCCCCCTGCGGGCAATCAGTTCCTCCTCCGTCATGGGGAACTTGCCGCGAGAACTGCCGACGGTGACAGGCTGTGCTTCACGCGACAGGGTGTTCAAAGTCCCCTTAGCCACGCCGGCCTTGGCTGCGGCGTTCTCAGTGTACTCGAGTAGCGACCCAAGCGGATCGTTACGATACAAGCCAATGCCACTTTTCACCTGCTCCGGGTCGAGCTCGGAGAAATACCTGGCAGCATCTTTGCTCTTGGATTCTAGAACCGCATCGGCTAGGGTTTCGGGGTGAGGAGCATTGATGGCATGGTATTTGGCATCGCGGGCTTGCTTAGCCAGATCAGAGATATGCTCTGCGGCCCATGATTGCTTCCCCTCAATCAGCGCCTGCCATGCTTCCATGGGCATCCCGGGCGGGATGGCTTGGGCAGCATAGCCCGAGAAGACAGGGTTGGAGGTCAGATCGTTGACCTGCACTGCTCCACCAGGGAACAGCGACTCGTCGAGGACACGGCTTTTGATCGCGGAGTTACGCGAAACCCCACCGCTGGCAAGCTGGCGGTGCAAGTATTCCAGATCATGCGGGTTCATGTTCGCCGGCACATCAATGCCGAGCGATCGCAAATGATTCCGCAACACATACTGCCCCTGCTTGATCGGGGCCGCCGCTTGGGAAGCCAGATCAAGGAGTTCAGGGGCGACAGGGCCGAGGCCAGTGTAGGCAGGCAGGGCATTTTCCACGGCCGCTGTCACCAGATCACCCGCATACCTTTGCGCCTCAGGCAACGTATGGCCACGCTGCATCAACTGTTCAACCAGGGCATGGCCGCGTTCCGTCGCCTCCATGCCGTACGGGTAGGCCAACTTACGGGCTTCCATCTCGGCACGTGGCACCACGCCCGAGAACCCTGATACTGTCTCGGGGGATCCACTGACGCCGGTTCCATATTCAAACATCGATCGAAGCTTGGCTACCACTGGAGACACGACGGGAACTTTCCGCGTCAAGGCATCGACCGCATCTGCACCGTAACCAGCTATCTTTTCGCCGGTGGCACCGGTCAATAAGGGCATGTTGCCTGTCGGCAAACCAGCATGGCTGGCAATAGCGTCGTAGAACCAGGGAGTACGCAAACCGACCAGGCCTGATTGCTTGGCGGCGATTCGTCCCGCTGCAGTTTCCGCCAGACCAGCACCCATCTTGGCCAATTTACCCGTTGCGGTGAGCGAACTGCCTGTGCCCAGGGTAACTAGATTAACAGGGTCGGTCAGGATCTCCGTAGCCAGACCACCAAACCAATTAGCCCAATTGTCTTCGCCATCGGCCAAGCCATACATGCGGTTGAGGTCGCGCCCCGATACCGCCTTATCAGGGTCGGTGAGCCCAAAGGTATCTGACATGGGCAACAGGTTTGCCAGTTCTTCATATCGACCAGCCAGCGCACCACGTACCGCACGACCAGGCTTACCCAGGGTCTGCAGCAGGAAGTCAATCGGCGTCCAGGCAGTGTGGGCAATATCGCCGAACAGCGACCGCTGTTCATCAGGGGTCGCTGTACCGGCATCATAAAGATAATCTTGCAGGGCCATCTAATAGCCTCTTACTTGCGTTTACCGAAAAGGCGAAGAATTCCTTCGTACTCCGTCCTGTCATCAGAAGTCAGATTCTTAATGTCGAACGTACTAGGATCCTTCCTCAGCCAATCAGTAGGGTTGTTCACAGGATCCCACTGCCGATTGGAACCACGATTCAGTAATTCCATGTACCGTTCTTTTACTTTATTAATGTCAATGCCTCGGCTCTGTGCAAGATATTGTTGCACTGTGTCAACAGGGATATCATCGGGGATCCTGCTGACAACTTCTTTGAGATTAAACTCACCCGTCTTGCTGTTCTTAACCTGGATAGGCTGGAAGGTCTTGCCGTCCTGGCTAACGCTTAGAAGGCGATCCAGAATGGCAAAGTCAGCCGACTCCCTGTCCATCGCACCATCGTCGCGTAATGCCTTGATCTTGGCAGTGGCCACGTTCGCAGGCACCCGAGGATCTCCCGAAAGCTTCAACCCCTCGTTGAATCGCTTTTCATTTTCATTCTCAGACTTGTGGCCGGATGCAATCCGCGTCTGTTCAAGCTGGTTCGCCAATAGCGCCGCCTGCTTTTCCATACTAAACTTGTGAGCCAATAGCATCGGATCAAACTGCTTCGCGTAGTTCGCGTCGTCGACCGACCTCATCACGTTAAGCTGATTGCCGTACCTGGCATCGCCTGCACTCGGAAGGCCATACCCGGCACCGGGGCCAGTGTACTCGGTTGGGTTAGGGGAATTCGTCCCGATCAGGTTTCCCGCTGCGTTGAATCCATCGTTAACAATAGCACCGCCACCACTGACACGACTGTTACCGATCATCGTGCCAATCGGCAGATGCCGATAGTCATCCGTGGTAGGCTGTTCTGGCCCCATGATCCCCGAATAGGGGTTGGGCGGGCCCATCACGGGCGCAGCAGAAGGGGTGATGGGGGCAGCATTGAGATTAATGCCAGCCATCAAGGGGGTATAGTCTTTCGATTGAGCCTTGTTGTAGATGTCCAGCGCCATCGGCATGACACCAGGGGCTTCCAACCCAGGGGAAGGGTTATTGGCCTTCTGGTACAAATCCACCGCCATCGGGTTGATGTTCCCGTAGACGGGGCCGCCACTGGCCAGATGCTCCTTGGCTGCGGGACTACCCATGAATGCATCTGCAGCCAAGGAATTGACACCGCCTTCGATCAACTGGCGTCGAAGGCGTTCTTCCTCGGTTTCCATAATGTCAGGCGTATCAAAAAGCATGGAGGCACCCCTAGGAAATCAGGCCACTCAGCAGCAGTTTGTAAATGTCATTGTCTTGCGCCCTGGTCTGCAATGCCCACTGCATCTGCTGGGCATTCTGCTGACCTATTGCACCGGCGTAACTGCCATACAGACCTGCGTTAACACCACCAGTTTTGATTCTGGCGTCCGAGTTTGCCGACGCAGCGTCGAAGTTGAGCTTCGTCTCATTCGCTGCAGCGCCTGCGTTAGCTCGCATGATGTTACTCTGGCCGGCCAGCATCGAGTATGGTGACATGGGGCTGAACCCGCGAGACGCCATCTGCTGGCCAAACTGACGGGTCTGCTGATCTGCCTGGTTAAGCAGATTCGCCCGCTGTAATCCTGCCTGTGCGTTGATTTGCTGCTGGCTATAGACTGGCTGGTAAGCCATGTAGTTAGGCGCAGGTACATTGGATGATGGGCCTCCGGACAAGGCACCGGCAAAGTTGGACTTATACCCTTTCAACATGCCACTGAGCAAGTCGAACTTCTGCTTGGCCAGATCGGTAGCCTGCTCCTGGGCGCGGGCTTTCGTGAAGTTAGCGTACGCGGAATTATCATCCGGCTCCACGACACCCATGACCTGCTGGAATTGACCAGTGGTTCCCATGGGTGTCCAGGCAACATCTTCCGGCTGAAGGATACTCTGATATTTTGAACCGGCTTTAAGTGCCATGATGGATTACCCCTTAGATGAGATAGATTATATCAGGAACCCCCGCCGCCACCGCCTCCGTTTGTTGGCTCCTTACAGCAAATGCCATTGACAGCAATCGCAGAATATGCAGCAGCGCCCGCATCCTCATTACTATGAACTCGCGGTACGATCCGCCTGCCCCGCTGGTTCCAAAGCGTTGTCTTCTCCACAGACCGGGCCAAGGTAATCATGACAGTCTGGCCGATTTCGGGAGGCTTGGGCCCTTCCGAATCCTCATCGTCCGGGTCGACGAACGCCACACCAGGCATCGTAATCGTCATCTTTGTCGCATCGGTAGCCTGGATCTGGTCAGAGTCGAAGTTCAACTGGCTCAGGATGTTGCCTGCCTTGTTCTGCCCTGACGTGGGGTCAACTTCAATAACCGGCTTATCGCCGATAATCACCACGTCCATGGTGGTGTTCTCTCCATCGCCGGTCACAGCCACGACCATGCATGGGACCGTCTTAACATCGGCTTCTGCCCGCCGCTGCGTCCTGGTCGACACCGCCCCATGCTTCCTGGTGAACCCCAGCTGAGGAGGCTGGAGGCTGACCGAGGGGCGAGCGATGGAGTTATCGCCCACAGCCAAGGTGGTCCCACCGGTACCATCAACGATCTTATTGTCGTGGACACCGCGATTGAATAATTGCAGTTGGACGATGCCACTGACACAACTGGCGATAGCCTGCGCCATCTCATTAGGGTCTGACCAATTGGTAGACCGCAACCTGCTGACCAGGGTATCAAACGATGCGGGATTAGGCATTACACCACTCGCAAGAGAGGTTTGTGATAAACTTCAGGTTGAACCCTGATGAACTCCCCGTTATCCACAACGGTACTAGCAAGGTATTTCACACCATGGGGAGTTAGTTCGTATGCTTCGTACTCTTTCATCACCCCCGCGAAGTTGCCGATAAAGAATCCAGTTCTTCTGATAAGGCACAACTTCAATAACCGTCTCAGATATCGTTCGTACGTAGCAATCTTCTTTCCAGGTTGCTTCGTTTGCGGATACCTCTCCAGTACCAGGGAGCCGCTACAATCATATCCCTCTTTCACCGCCATCAAAATCCGGATTGCGGTATTATTCATAAACCGAGTTCCTTCTTGACTGAGGCACCGACAATATGCATGCCGGTGAACTGTGGTCGCTGCTGGCCCGAGAACCCTTCCACAGTCATCTGGATAGTGTACTTTTGAGGAACATTCATGTCGCGGCGGCTGTCCATCACCACCTTGGCGTAGCCCGACCGATTATTCAAGTCAAACTTATACGCGAACGGATCATTCGCCTGCGAAGTAACGCTTCCCCATGAGGCATCTACACCCACCTGGCGTTGCTCAATCCGGTCTACCAGAACATTGGCATAGCATTCCAGCGGGTCAGCCGGTGCCCGATATTCCACCACGAATGCCTGCGGGTTCTCCACTTCCACCTTGGCATAACTGTATTCCGGCGTGGCCATGTAGTAGTGAATGGCTCCGATCTGCAATGCGCTGGTTTCATCAGGCTCCGGAAAGAACGGGTAGTCCACGGTGATATCGTTGCCCGACTGTTCCAGCACCATTCGCAACTGCCCATGGCCCCGGCCCGAGACAATAGCGATCGACATTCCAACGCAGGCCGGTGGGGTAGTTTCTGTGGTAATAGTAATACCACCATAACTAGCCGAGACATTAAGCCTCGTATCGCCGGCGTTGATGATATCCAGGGGACCGCGATCAGGGATGAACACCTTGCCGCCATACCCACCCAGGATCGGGATGCCACTCAACGAGGCTGACAAGGCCGATGATGTGATCGGGAATGGATATTCTTCAATCCACCATTTATCCATGAGGTAATCGTAACAGATGGCATGCTGAGGGTAATCGTACCCCTGCATGGCCACGTACCAGCGCACGGTGGTGATCTCTTTGTTGTGGATAGCGTGCCAGAAGCACTTATCTGAATCCCAATTCAAACGGAACCAGGTACCTTCAAACCGGAAGATGTCACCAATCGCCTTGCTGAGATGATCAGGGGTGGTGTCAGCCTGATAGTTGTAACGGGGCATATTGCCCTTGAAGACATGGATGCCGATGCGGTCAAGCATCAGACACACATTCTGGATGTCGACTGCACAGCGCTGGTTGACACAGCCTCGGTTCGTGGCCGGCTTATAATCACCGTCGCGGCCCGGGTTGGTGGTCATGTTGAACTGGTAGATGGAGTTCGCTTTCAGGATCCACAGCGCATTGGCAAACACTTTCATGCCTGTGATATCGTCGTCGTCCTCGGGAAGAGTCAGCGAGTTGAGGATAGGCCACGCCTCGGGGAACCCTGGCTCAGTCCACTTGAATTGATTCCCATTGGCATAGAACGGTTGGATCACGTATTCGGTGTACGCTGCGGTAGCCCCAGCATAACCAGAGCTCAGGGTAATTTTCTGCAGCCCCACATCGACCAGTACCACGGTATAGACCAGATTGCCGATGACGATCTGCCGATCGGCGAACGTGTCAGGCCAGTTCGTGCCGATGCCGTGCACATAGGTCGATCCGTTCTCCACAGATATGTTGCCTTCGCTGTACAGCCTGAGCCCACAGGCGAAGACGATGCTGCCAAACTCAGCGATGTACGGTTTGTCCTGAGGAGGAAGCCCGTACAGGTACAACTGGTTCTCGCCATTATCGTCGAACACACTCAGGCCATAGTTCAGCTTGAGTTGTTCATCCGAGTTGAGGCTCATCAAGGCCGTCGATGTCAAGTCATCGGTATCAATATCCAGGTAGAACCGATCAGCCTCACCATCTTCATTGCGGAAGATCTGGCGGCGGATGATGCGGGGATCTGATGGCACCTCCAGGTTCGTGTAAGCAATCGCCGGCTCACCATCAACCACATAGTCAAGCGAGATCGGGGAGGGGTCGCTGACATTGTAATCTTTGTCCACATAGCGCATGAAGGCCTGATACCTTCCGTTGTAGTTCTGCGTGGAACTGGTGTTCGGAGCCGCACGGTTGACGATCTGCAGAGAGAAGGCAAGGTTCTTCCAGAGAGCGTTGTAGGTGTTCTGCGGGAAGAACATGATGCCACCAGGGACGGAGGTAGTCACCTGGTCTTTCACGATGCCGTTGAAAATGTCGCTCAATTGCTGTTGGGCAGTGAGGTTGCCGGTCGAGGTGACTAGCTGGCCGTTCAGCGTAAGCTCGGTTATCGTTGAACCATCGTCAGGGATTAATGCGGCCACTCGCAGGCGGTCAGCAGTTCTTGCCTGGCGGGATGCAACATTCACCGCCCCTTGATAAGCGAAGGGCCCGAACCGAGTGTAGTCAAAGTAGAGCGTTACCGTGCTGGTCTGGTATCCCAGGTCCAAGCCATTGGCGATGATGACCGGCTGGGTGGGGGCGGGCACGCCTGCTGGAGTCAGGCGGTTTTCATTCTGCCTCATACGGAGCATGGGCCCGTACCCTGTTGCCATCAACAGGGTACCGTCACTTGTCGTAATCATGGAGGCAGGACAGATGGCTGAGACGCCGCTACCGATGATACCTTGCGTACCACCTCGAACCCTTACGCTGATCTGGTATTGGGCGCTAACCTTGTTACCGCCACCACCACCAAACAACAGCATAAGTCGCATGACTCTACTCCAAGGCTTTCACTTCTTCCATGAACACTTCGTACGCCCGATCTGCTTGGGCATGCATGCTGTTCCATGGCCTTGGTATCAGGATAGCTTTACCACCGGCTTTTCGCCACTCCGTTACGTTATGATCGTTGTCATCCACCAGGAGCTTCCCCGGTCCTGACACGTAATGCTTCGCGCCTGTAAAGATCATCTGCTTCAGCAAGACCGGCATGTGTTTCTGAACCCAGGCCTTCTTACCTGGCACACATCCAGGGTTATTGGTGGGGGACGTAAGCAGCGCTACATTGCTGGTGCCCACCTTACCTACTGCGCAGGCAAGGATGCCTTCGCACTCCCTGGTAGCCCAAAGGTTCTTCCAGAAGTTTTCGTTGCATGGGGCATAAAACGCCCTGGCTTCTATCCCCATGAGTTTATCGGTATCCCATACACCCTGCGACTCAACCTTATCGTAAGGAGTGGGCTTATTGTGTGCTGCACAGATCCCAGTGATGAAATCCGCCAACACGCCATCCATATCCAGGAACCAGGTAGTGATCATCCAGCACATCCAAAGACTTGACAGGAATCGTTAAGGGCGGGGATTGCAGCAAACGCAGGGTAAACCGTAATATCACCATTGCTGGTGTTGTAGCCGGTGATCTTCCGCATAATACCGAAGTTGTTGGTACCCAGGCATTGAAAGACAGCGCCGACGAACTGGTTAGTTCCATAACCAGTCATGTTCGTCTTGATAACCGACGCGGTGGATCCCGAGTTGACCGTACCGGATTTGACGGAAGCGTTCCAGAAGACGGCCTGCGCCTGTGGTGGGTAGGACACCGTGTCCATTTGAACCGTGTCGACCTTTTCAATCGGCGTTACTTTGTACACCGAGGTGTTGTCAGGCGAGACAGAGAAGTTAGGACGGACAGAAGCCACCTTGCTCGATGTGTCATAGCCGGTGATCTGGCGAGGACGGGAACCCGCCCCAGTCCCGCGAACGATCTCCACCTGGTTGCCGGTAAGGTCGACCGATGGCGCTCCTGCTCGCAAGGTAATTGTGCCGGCTGCACCAGCTTGGGCCACGCCTGAATCTAACGCCGGCTCTGGGATCAACACGCCATCACTCAGCGAAGTACCAGCAGCGCCAAGATAGTAGATGTGGTCTGCGGTCATCTCGGCCACAGTGAGGATGTTGTAAAAAATCCCCGAGGACGCTGGTGTTTCAACGGGAGTCGCGGTGGCAGGCGTTACCGTCCCGCCATCCTTGCTGAGATTCAGGGTGGTGCCCGAGTCTTTCCGGCGAAGCGGGTAGGGGGCATTGCGAATGACGGCGTATGGTGCAAGCATGGTTAATTCGCCACAGAGGTATTAGGTTTGAGGGTAATGGTCAGATCAATCAGGAACGGCGCACCGGTAACGATCTCGCGTACACCCTCGTCAAAGAACCATGGGCCATACAGTTGGCCAGTTGCCCCACCCTTGGAACTATCATCGCAAAGGAATACGCCCTTCGCCCTGCCGTCTGACAGAGGGGTGATTGTCGCAACAGCGGGGTTGTTCACAGACGCAGGATACCCGTCAACAACCACGCCTGGTGTCCATTCCGGGCGCGTGGACTCGTTGTAATCGGTGAACTCCTGCCATCCTGGATGACTGCCCATACTGTCGGTAAGCGGAGAGAATTGGGTGTAATTCTCGACCGATACCAAACCAATATAGAGCGTGGCGGGAACTGACCCGCCAGCAAAGTAACCGTTCAAGATGGCTGCTACATCTGTCATGGCTTACCTTAGTTCTGGTGTTTTTTCTTGAGAGCATTCAGCATGCCCAGGAGAGCTTGTCGGTAGTCCAGATCACTCAGGGTGATGGATCGTGGCTTACCATTATCATCGGCCACCTGAAGGCTGTTGTCTTTGTAATTGACATTCGTGCCAATCACAGCAGCGCCGGTAGGCGTGAAGTAGTTATGGACATCCCCTTTGTTGTGGGGAAACCAGACGCCCTGGAAATCCTTGACATTGACGTTGATGAAATCACGGCTCATAGCAATCTCCTTGAAACAGTTTACTCAACCCTGGGCTTGTACGCCATAGCGACATTACCATCGTCGCGGTGCATGATCACAGCCCGACCGAGCGGGCGGCGGATCTCATGCACCCCAACTACACAACCTTCCGCCTCACCTCCTGTTACCTGGAAGTATTGATAGTGCTGTGACTGCGTTCCGGTAATGTCATACCTGATGGTCGCCACGTAGTGGCCATCTTCAAACAATGCGTTCAGGAACACATCTACCGAGAAGCATGGCGTGTTCTTATTGGTCAACGGCAACTTGACCGTCTTTACTTTGGTCGTTCCTTCCAGCCAGAAATCGACGACAGGACATTCGTCGGTCAGCTGGGATGGAATCATCGTAATGCTCAGCTTTTGTCCACGCCTGAACCTGCCGATGAATAACTGATGGCTGGGATCCGCAACACCGATCGCACTGTACTCAAGGTTAACCGATTTACCCTGGAGGCCGAAGATACCAACATCGGCGGTCAACACGTACTGCGTGGCCGGCGTGTAATCAAGATTGACTGGCTCACCGGTCAACCCGAAGACACCGGTGCCTGCTGTCAGGGTGTAGGTATTGGCCGGGATGAAAGTCAGGTCAACATTTTCACCAGTCAATCCGAAGATGCCTGGATCTGCTGTCAGGGTGAATACTGCTGGCGATGCATCGGTATCGGCAACGGTTGGGATGTAGTTCCTGAGATCGCGGAAGTTCAACTTAGCCTGGCGATACATCGCCATGGCATCATTGGCATTGAGCGTCCTGGCCCATACTCGCCATGACGACTGCAACCCCTGGTAATTAGAACCACCGCCAGAAGGGTTGGTTCCAAACAACAGATCCTCTGTAAATACTGTGAATCCCAACGCGGTAGAGGCTACCTGTTTCCCATTGCGGTAGACTTTGACATTGAAGTTATCGTACGTGACCATCAGGTATTGCCATTCGTTGGCAACAAATGCAACGCTCGATGATGCACCGATGGCTGAGCCACCCCATCCGATATACAGATCAGTCGCCGAGTTCATGAAGAAACTGGCATGCCGGCTGGCGGTATCGTACACGCTGCGGTACGTGCCAAAGCTGGCAGGACAGATCCACAGGCCGATAGTCACCTTGCCCTTGCCATTGATCCTGGCGAACACCGTGGATGGCACGGTCAGGCTGCTATTACTAAACCTTACCGACCGCTCACCTGGCCCAATCATGGACAGAGTGCATCCCGATCCAACCGCCATATTGTTCCGGTTGAACTGATCTCGGATGCGTTTCTGGTTGTAAGAGTATGGCAGCATATCACAACACAAGACCAACCCCTTGTTCAAGGGGTGATCAAGTTTGACCGGGTGTGACAGGTCGATAACGCCGCTCATGCCATCCCCTTAAACAGTATCTTCTACCGACTCTTCCAGAGGCGTGAAGGTGAGGATGGTGTCACCAGCAGTGGAACTAAAATCAACGCCAGCGCCGTTGACGATGACAGGGGAAATATACCTGGAGTCAGGAGTAAAGACGAATGCTTGGCGCTGCACACCTGTGCCCGCGTTGTTTGAAACGCTGAGAGATCCGATAGGGGTTAACTGGAGTTTGTACTCAGCCGGCGTGCTGTACGCGGCGTCAGTACCACTGGCATTGCCTGCATTACCAGTTCCAGCAGTAGCATTTGTGGATCCGGAAACATAAATTTCCACTTCGTTCTGGTTGGTTCCGGCGCTGGTCAGTTTGCATTCAAACTCCACTCGCCATCGGCGGGCGAACAGCGCGCCCAGGTCGCCTTTGGCTCCTTGCCTGGCTGACCCATTAGCCAGCGAGGTACAGGTTATGGCATAATTGCCACCGGAGTTTTTCCAGACAATCGGAGAGGCTCCAAGCCCCATTTTCACATAATCTGGCAGGGCCATGGCTGCTCCTTATGAATCCTGAATGACGCCATTGACAGCGCTGAAATCCACCAGCAACGATTCGCCATTGTTCAAAGTCAGCGCTGAGCCGTAATTCCAAGCGCCGATCAACTCTTTATTGGAAGCCGTATCGTTATACAGAACCGCCCATTGGAACGGTCCAATGGTACCACCCGACGCGGTGAATGTAACATCTGCCAACACCAACTTATAGGTGCCACCCGTCTGGCCTGATGAAGAAGTGGTGGCAGCAGTGCCACCAGCAGAGTACCCGTTACCAGGGGAAATATCGGTGATGTCCGACTTCTGCGTATTGGAAGCGGAAGGCGCTGAATTGGTAAGCATCACCTTGAGCGTGTCAGAGCCCAGGTTATGCACCTTCTCATTACGGGCTTCGACGAACGAATTGAACTTGATAAATGTCGCCATGATTCACCTTACGTTAGGGTAAACCTGAATGTTGCCCGTCGTTCCACGCCATCAACCGAATAGATAGCCTTCACTTCGTACGACTTGCCGCGAGTATAGTTCGGGGAATTCGGTGTGAGGGCGAATCGGTACGACCCGACCAGCGTGCCGGCGTCATGCACCACGCAGCTACCGGTATCAATGACATCCCCACTCTCACCATAGGTACGGTAAATGGGTGTGGCCTCTGGTTCTGAGGGGCCGCCATCGGAGTCTTCCGTGGTGAAAGTCGCCCACACCACATCAACGCCGAGCTTAAAGAAACCGATAAAATCATTCATGGCTATTCCAGAGTCTCGAGAGTGAGTTCCTTCAAGCCGCCGCGTGTGGTCAGGATGCCATCGTTCACAGTCATCAGGTTGACCTGACGATACAGCGTCTCGGGCGGGCAGTCTTCGGGGTCGCAGTCTGAGGCCATGCCTTTAAACTGGCCGATAACCTCAAACTGTACAGGCCGAAGGTTCATGAGTTACCCCCTGCTGCCACCCACACGATACTGGATGACCTGATATACGTTCCAGCGTACTCAATGTCACGATTGGTTGCACACATAGATCTAGCAGATTTCTTGGCCATTGCCAGAGTACTCTTGAGCGTGGCCAACTGCTTATCTGTCACCTCGCGGCGCTTGCTGAGCTCAAAGTAACATTGCTGAGTAAAGAGCGACGACATCACCGGTTCATCGATGTCGATAAGGGAGCTTATTTCGTATTTGACATTGGTTCGAGTGACGGGTGCTGCCGGCAGGCATACCAGGGAGGTGGGAGAAACGACGCTTTCGACGAGGATCTGCTCGCCGTAGCGGTTGCCTCCGAATAAAGAGGTTACGGGAGCCTGGTTCCTTCCAACTCGCAACATGCAATTTGCCATCTCCGATTCAAAGGCGGTTCCCGATCCGGTTACTGCAGTGCTGTCTGCTGTCAGACTAATGCTACCATCAATCTCTGACCAATACTTTATCTCCTTCGGCTGTCGCATGTAACAGAAAGCCACAGTCTTTGCAAGGGGAGGCATCGGCCAGAAGACAATGGAAAGCCCACCCAGGCGGCGGCGGTCCTTCTGAATCGTGTAGTATCGCGGCGTTCCTGTCACCCGCTGCGTAGGGTGGTTGAACTCCAGCGGCGGGACAAACTGCAGCGGGATCTTGGACCAGGTATCAAACGTGATGTAGGCCACCTTCCTCACATCATCGCCGAGCGGATACTCGTTGCGGAAGATCTGATACACTGTTGCCGAGACGATATCGGTGGTAAGACCTGAGCCGAGGTCGATTTCAATTACCGTGTCAGACAGCCGCTTGGCCACCTTCACAGTAATCGCATTAAGAACCAGGGTGCCATACTCAGCCCAGGTGGGCCAGACGCCGCCAGTCAGCGTAACCCGTCGCGTGGTCGCATTATAGACAACGGTGCCTGTCGAATAGGGTGCATCCACCTGGATGAGTTGCTGGCCTTGATAGTACGGCCAGTCATGCACTCCCCATATTTCCTTGAGCGCATCAGCGATCGCAAACCGGATGTCCAGCGAGGCTTCGACATTATTGTTCCCGCCCAGGTAGCGGAGCAACGTATCCTGCATGTCTCGCGCTGATATCAACATGACGACCTCAGTTCAATTCAGATGGCTTGATTATACTGATAGCTATATTTTCTTCGCCAGCCATCTTGAACCCATACTCTGAAATGGACATTACCAGGTCTTTCACGAACTCATCCACCTTGCCCTTGAAATCCTTGTAGACGATAGAATTGACATCAACTAAATGCACCTTCGTTTCGGTGGTCTTGATGAAAAAGCAATGCTTGCCACCTTCCTCGCGCATGACCACCTTGGCTACGACATCCATCATGCACCTTCCTTTGAAACCCCGAAGAACTTGATGACACCAGCAGCGTCCATCTCTTCTGACTTCTTGATGAACTCCTGCTTATTCTTCACGTACGGATGATCTGGCATTGTCTCAAGGATAGCATCACGTAATTTGTTTCTTCTCGTCTGCAACTCAACCCATCGATTGTAAAGCGGTTCAGTCAGTTTCGGCAATCCGTCAGCGGTCGCCCACGACTCAGGATCCAGAATCCAATCGGCTTCCCACCTCTGTATATCCAGAAGATAGTTAACCACCTCATTCTTCAACACATCAGTGCCGACAATGCGAACAACACCAGGCATCTTAACGATAGTATCTATGTCACCTTTCATAATAGCTTCTTTCAATTTTTCGCCATATACATCAGAATCAATAATCCAATAACCTTTATCAGTTGACATCATGCACCTTCCTTTGATCCATACTGCTGAGCTAATGATTTACTCAAATCGGCTTTAACACCGATCTGCATATTGCCGTCTCGAATAGCAAAATCCCAATTACGATCTTTGCATACCTGTTTGATATCGCTGATGGATCCCACCCACGCACGTTTGTCACCATACTCAACCGCCAACCCTGGATGATAGAACTTGCCCTGGATACTGATACCAGCTTTCCTTGCACTCTCGGCCAAGGCATCACCACGCTGGTCGTCGTTCTTCTTCGCAGCGAATTGATTATGAAGCAGATCATACTTCAGCAAATTGGTATCACACAGGCCGATAGTCGCCGAACTTTTTGATATAGCTGACTCAGCGCTGTTATGTGATTCACCAATCTGGCGAAGCATCTTGTACTTATCTTGCCTCTCGTCGGCATACACTACCGGGATCTTGATGAATACACCGTCATGGCGGGCAACCATGACAAACTCCATGAAGTATTGCGTCTGCCGATCATCCTCAACGATGCGTTCTGCCTCATCATGGGCAATACCTGATGCTCGATAATGGGCATAAAGTTCTTGTCGATCTTTGTTATTGGTGATGACAGGAATTTCTATTTCCGTTCCATCATCCAGGCGAACGCATGATTTCTTGCTGTATAGTTTTTCGTTCATGACACGACGCCCTTTTCTTTGATATAAGCCGATGCACATTCACCACACAACCCACTTATAATAGGGTTGCCCTTTTTACACTTACTGCACAACAATCCTTCCTCAGCAACAGCTTGCAACGCGCAATGAAAGCATATTCCACCGAAAACAGTGGAAGAAACCTTTCCGCACTTTCTACACAGATGCGGAATTGGTTTCTTTACTGCTTGCTGTGGAGTGGTTAAATCAAGGGGGACAGTCTGCGGAGGCATCTGCTTCGGCTCTTCTTTCTTTGTCGGGGGAATAGTAACCCCGCCAGCAAGGATGCCGACAAAGAAGAACATCGCCCCGCCGAAATAGAAAACGGTCAACAACAGAGATCTGAACCGGATGTCAGTACCTTCGCCAGATGGCCAATACTGATAGCCGCAGACCATCCATAACCCCAGCACGGTTACAGAAGCAAATCCCCAAGCACACACAACATAATAAGCAAGACGATGCATAGGCCTACTCCAGTGAACTGGACATAGTTTACATCGTCGTTACCACATGTCAAGAGTCATCATTTTGGGTTTGCTTGGGAGGAGATGCCTGCCCCTTGGGTGACCCACCTTGGACGGGTGGTATGATCGGTGGCAACTGTACCAGTGCAGGATCAATCTGGTTAGCCTTGGCGTACTCGGTGAGAACAGCATTGGCGGGCCCGAACTGGCCGGTCACTTGGCCGATCTGAGTCAACAGAGGAAGAACGATCTGAGCCATCGACTGCGCTTGGTTCTGACGGGTGTTTAGGTCGAGGACGCGGCCGGGTGAAGCAACCACATCGTACTGCGACTCGCGCAACAACGTGATAATGTCTCGGTTAATAACCAACTGATCCCATGCCCTGCCGGCAGGGTCGCCCATGATGCTGGCAATGTCACTGCCCTGGAGGAGCCGCATCGCCGCGATCGCTTCTTTCCGTGCAACGCGGGTGTCAATGTGATACACCTGGTCAGCCATTGACTCAGGGCGAAGGGTGCTGGCATCACTGATGACCTTGGCTTCGGTGGCAGACCGAGTCGCCCGGGCCATCTTCGCCTGCATCAGATCGGTCAGACCGGATGCACGTTCAAACTTCTCCTGGAAAAAGGCATAGACATCAAAGATTTCTTTCTTGATCTCAGGCGCGTCAACAAACTGGATGAACTCCTTGATAGCCGCTTCGCTGACATCGCGCATCTTGACGATCGCTTCGTCTTCTCCCTTGATGATGGCATCCTGCAACTGCTGGCTGATGGATTCGTCGATCAACCAGATGGTACGGTTCGATCGATAGCACTTGTCGGCGATGAAGCAGATCACCCAGACCATGAAGTTCATGTAGCTGAGGCAGAACTCCAGATGGGGGACCGGGTACGGCGAACCTGGGCGGGTGTGATACTCCAGGACTGTAACCGGCCATGGGTCATCAATGTCCAGGAAGAATTCAATCGGCCACAGGCAAGCGGTCTTAATGATCTCCCATGGATCCTGTATTTGCGGCGGCTGTGGAGGCGGTGGGGGAACCATGCCGGCCATCAAAGCCATCTTGCCGTACTGCTGGTACTGAGCGGTAGCCTGATCATGCTGAGCCATCGCCTGCTTATTCTGCTCGTCGACCATGGTGGCCTGCTGGTACACCGTAGGGCCGAAGTTCAACGGATAGTCACAGCAATCGGTCACGACGAACCAGGCATAATCACCGATTTGATTATCGTAGTCCGACAGCATCTTGTTGCGGGAGTTGAGGGGCTGTAAACGAGCCCCGCATCCTACTCGGGACCATACTTTCCAGAACACCACCTCGTCATTACTGATATCGGTCTTGCGGTGTGGCGGGACATTCACGTAATCCGACATGTTCTGCCCAACTGACGACCTGGTGTTAGGCTTGAGATCAGTCTCGGGAACATTAAACAGGCGGGAAACCATCCAGGCTGGGGCGCGATACTGGATGGCAAGCCACTTTGCATCCTTCGTTCGTACGCAATCGGGATCCCAAACAATATCGTTCATGCTCACCCAATTAGAGGCGATGAGCAATTGATTGTTGGACAACGGCATGGAAACCAGTTCAGTGATGAACACGCCGGCCCCGACGATCAACGATTCGTCGACAACGCGCTTGCGTTCTTCGCGCAAGTTAAGCTCTTTTGCGAAGTAGTTGAGAAGGATCTCCAGCATCTGCGCGCGACAGAGGCGAAGCTCGCCATCCTTCATCATGATCATCTGGTCGATCTGGAACTGCTGAACGGCCTGTTGCTGAGTCTGCGCATACATCTGTACCTGGTTCTTGTCCGGATTGCTCATCTGCATCTGCTGCAGTTGGGGCGGATCAATACCGTAGGCTGATGGCGGCGGGCTGTAAGGCTTCGTGGCAGTGACGGTCCTGGTCATTTCACCTTGGGTCAGGTATGGCGAATAGACCTGGACAAATTGGGCGACTACGTTATCGGCCATCTGGAACATCGGCAACCGCATAGGCTTGTTAGCCACTTCGGTATTGACGGTGAGGAAGTTATTATCCACCGCCGCCATCGTTTTTTCTTTGAAGAGATGCTTGTAATTGCCGAGGTAGAACTCGTTGCAAGCCTTGGCACCAGGGACATACACCCGTTTCTTTTCGTCCAGGCCGGCCTTGATCGCCCTGAGAAGGGTATCGCGGAGCGACTTGGCCATATCCATGAACGAATTAACGGGTGAAGCCATGGGTTAGCATCCTTACTTGGCCTTCGGCGTTTCCGCTTTCGGCTTGGGTTCAATCTGAGCCCGCAACTTGGCGACCTCTTCTTGCATTGATTTCTTGAACTCTTCCAGTTCAGTCATCATACCTAACAAGGCTTCACTAGTCTTGTCGTTGATGCTTTTAATGGCTTCGGCAAAGTCCCCGGCGTCGGCTGGCACCTGCCCACCGTTCAACGACGACAAGAGCGCTAGCACCTTCTTACCGAAAACGGTTCGGCGGAAGGTACCATAGATATGGTGCCCGGCCATGGGGTCGCCCGTCTCTTCTGGATTGGGATCCGTATGGTCCCAATAGTCAACCGAGCTAATCTCGCGGATGACATTGTTGTTCTCGGCAACAGCCAGGGTGAACGACTTGTTTTGCTCTTTCAGAACCCATGCCAGGCATTCCGTACCGGTCCCCTTCTTCCGGTAGAACACCATTTCACCAGGGTCGAACCTGGGAGGAGTATAGGTCTGGCGTGAGGCATTAGCTTCCACGGTGGAAGTATTGCGGGGAATCGCCGGCAAGTTGTGCATCGGCACATTCTTGTTGACGAACACCTTCGATGCCGTTTGCAGCGGCGATGGTGGTGGGGTCATTGGGGGTGCAACTGCAGACATAGCTTTCCTCCTAATAAAGCCCCCGACCACTCTTCAAATCACTCATGATCTGTCGGTAGTCAGAGCGGGTCATCTGTTTGAGACTGGCTGACTCAGGTGGAGCAACCCACCCGAGTTCTCTGGTTGTAGTGTATCGCGCACAGTCTAACAAATCATAGCCTTCTTCATAGCCAACAAAATTCCCTCGATTGTCTCTTTTCTTTTTCCAGCCCTGGAACTGGTGGATCGTCTTCTTGCAGTTGTTGGTGATAAAGAACCTGGGATATTTATGCTCTGCATCGGGCATCAGCATGCCCTTCGTCATATCAATGCCGGCCTTCAGTTCATAGCTACCATACTTCCAACCTTTATCATCCCGGGGCTTCACGCCAGCGGCCTGGATTGCCTTCCAGTACAGCCCCTCAATGGTTTCATCTGGCTTCTGCTCTTTCGTTCGCAGCGATTTACCTCCACGCTGGTCAATGGTGAGATCCTGGAGGTTGCCGGCCGGGTGGGTCCGTAGCTTCTCGTAGATAGCCTGGGCCACAATCTGCGAGCTCGCCCGCTTAATCAGAAGCTCATCATAGATGATGATGCATCCAGGCTGGGTGCGATAGATTTTCTCCCATTCGTTTTCAAGTTTATCTTTGGGCCCTGCCAGCTGGGGGCAGCAGGCGAACAGTACCGCAGCGGTCGCCGATCCAGGGTCGATGATGATGTACCTGGTATCTTCCCACCTCATCGCAATAGGCGGGATGATATTCTTCGTTCCGAACTCGGGGTAGACCAGCATATAGGACCGGGCGGACACGCCGAAGTAGCGGATCTGCATCTGCTCATCATCGTTCTGTAACTTGTGCAAGAATGCTTCGCGCCCTGCCTTGGAGATGTAGGGGTTATCTGCTGACAGCAACACAAAGAAGGCTGATTGCTGGGTGTATGGCAGTTCGGCATTATCGGGGTCGTTTGCCTTGTGCTGTATGTCCAGGAACTCTTCGGTGGCATTCTGAGGGGTAGCGCTCCAAAGGATGCGGCCATTCAAACTGATAATGCGGGCCCGAAGCTCATCAATCCAGCGGCGGGCATTGTCGATTTCTTCGTCGATCCAGCATAAGTGGAACTTGCGCCCCTGGGGCATCTTGCGAACCAGTCCGGAATAGAACCGGAGGACCGTTCCATTGTGGAGGCGCACCGACTTGGGCTCTTTCTCTTTCTTGTTGATCCAGG